GAACAGATTGACTTCTGCAAATCTAGACCGGTGTGGACTCCGGAGGGTTATCTCATGGTGAGAAACCCAATCTCTGGGCATTCGAAAGATTCAGTGTGCAAGGTTAATCTTGTCACTGATGAATTGGCCAAAAGCTGGTTCGCAGCTGTGGGCATGGGAGGGGTTGCAACATTGGGAGGAATTCCGATTTCGCAGGCCTTTTACATGGCCATGGGCAGGACCGGCGTTGGTTCGAAACCCATGGAGATATGGAGTGAGTGGCATAGGGAGAACAAGTACAGGGGAATGAGTCGGGAAGTTGGAGAGATCCATCCTACCACTCGATATTCCTACTGGCTTGCCTATGGCATCACACCGGACGCTCAAATCGCCATCGAGGAGGAGCTCGATCAACTCGACCTGGATTCAAAACCCAGGGAGGGTGATCTAGAGACACTCCAGCATTTATGCTGGGGATCTTAGGACTTAGGTCCAACCCGTAGTTTCATAGGGTTAAGTGAGACTGCCTGTGACTGGGCGCTGCTAGGTGTTAGAAAGCTGAGGACCGGTTGGTACCCGGTCTCACCTAAGCGTGTTCGGAGGCGGAGCCGCCGCAGCAAAGTCGCAGGTAATTGGGTCCAGTGGATTAAATGCCCAAAACGTTCCCGAAAGGGGTAAAATTGTCGTGCTAATCAGAACGCCAAGAGACTGCACGGAGCAGTCGAAAAAGACAATGAAAAGTTGTCTGATTTGGCGCCACTGGATGAACAGTCCCGTAGGTCATGCGGTATCCAATACTATGACCAACAGTAAGACTAAAAGAAATAAAAAGAACGGGTCCACGGGCGCCCCTTCTTCCGCCAATCGCGAGATTGCACGGTTAACTAAGCTCGTGAATGAATCATTGATTCAAGAACGGAAAATCCGTCTTTCCCCAGTTGGGAAGATGGCGTTTGACGCCGGAAATGCTATCTCCTCCTTCTTTGGGGGGGGTAAAATTTTCGGATCGGGGGCGTATAAGCTAAATGGTGGCAACACCTCTTGGAATACGGCCGCGCAGGTACCAATGATGCATAGCTCCACTGATGGAGTTTCGCTTAGGCACCGAGAGTACATCTGTGACATCGACTCATCAGCTGCTTTTGCGGTGCAACGAACGTTATCAATCAATCCAGGCTTGGGAGGAACATTTCCTTTCCTGTCTTCGATTGCCAACAACTTTTCCGAGTATCGCTTTAAAGGCCTCGTTTTTGAGTTTAAGTCTAGTTCGGCGAACGCGTTGAATTCGACCAACACAGCCTTGGGGACGGTGATGATGAGCGCACAATATCGCGCGGATGCACCCGGTCCCACCAACAAAGTTGCTTTGTTGAATGAGATGTGGTCGACCGATGGGAAACCGTCGGAAAACCAATTTCTGCCAATTGAATGTGCACCAAAGGAGAGTCCTCTTTCGGTGCAGTACATTCGAACTGGGCCCGTTTTGACCACTCAGGACGCCAAGTTTTACGACTTGGCTACCGTTTACGTGGCCACGAACGGATCACAGGCCGCGGCTACCATAGGAGAGTTGTGGTGCACCTATGATGTCGCGCTTTATAAGCCAGTCTTGGC